CACGTCGTTGAGTACGCACCCACTGGCCCCGAAGACGTTGAGATGGCTAAACAAGCCACCGACTATGTGAATTATATCCTTCAGCAAGACCAAGATTTGCCCTTCATTGAAATCATCTACGCGGCGATGAAGGACGCATTGGTAAAAGGACAGGGTTTCCTAAAATATTATTTTGATGAGACTGAAACCACTCAAAGCTACGACTTAGAGAACCTAGACGACCAGGCGCTCAACGCGCTGAACTCAGACCCCGACATCGAAATCGACATGCTGATGTCAGTCGTGTCTGACGACTCGCCAGAGCCGCTGCACAAGGTGCGTGTTACCAAGCGTAACAAAATAGGCAAGGTGAAAGTCATGTCGGTGCCGCCCGAAGAGGTGCTGATCAACCGGCACGCCCGCAGCATGGACGACGCCGAGCTTGTGGCCCACCGCGCTTACTTACCAATCAGCGACTTGGTTGAGATGGGCTACGACCGAGACGAGATGGAGGCCTTCGCCACCGACGAGGATGATTTTGAATTGTTCAACGAAGAGGCACGAGAGCGCTTCTTCGACCGACGCGACGTTGACTATCGCGACCCATCGCGCCGGCGGGTGCTGTACGTCGAAGCGTACGTCCACCTGGATGTAGATGGCGACGGGGTCAGCGAACTGCGCCGCGTCTGCTGCGCCGGCCCTAATTACGAGATTCTCCGCAACGACCCAGCCGACCTAGTGCCGATTGCGCTTTTTCAGCCAGACCCAGAGCCGCACACGGCCCTTGGCGGCTTGAGCATTGCAGACCTGACGATGGACATACAGCGCATAAAAAGCGCCGTACTGCGCTCGTCTCTGGACAGCCTGGCGATGTCTACCCACCCGCGAGTCGGGATTGTAGAAGGCCAGGCGTCGCTTGAAGACGTGATGAACAACGAAGCCGGTGGCGTTATCCGTATGCGCCAGCCTGGCGCGGTTGTCCCGTTCAGCCTGCCATTTGTTGGCAAAGAGGCGTTTCCGATGCTGGCGTACATGGACGAGATGCGGGAAAACCGCACCGGCATATCAAAGGCCGCAGACGGGCTAGACCCCGCCGCACTGCAGTCCAGCACGCTTATGGCCGTGCAGCAGACCGTCGCAGCCGCGCAGCAGCGCGTCGAGCTAATCGCCAGGTTGTTCGCCGATGGCGGCATGACCCAGCTTTATAAAGGCCTTCTGCAGCTGATCATTAAGCACATCGACAAGCCGCGCATGATCCGGCTGCGCAACCAGTTTGTGCCGATGTCGCCAGATCGCTGGAGCGCGAACATGGACGTGGTGTCTAACGTCGCGCTGGGCAAAGGCGGCGACCAAGAGCGCATGGCCATGCTTCAGCAAGTCGCCGGCAAGCAAGAGCAAATATTGCAAACGATGGGTGCTGAAAACCCGTTGGTGAGCATGACTAACTACTACCAGACCTTGGTTCAAATGCTGGAGGTCGCTGGATTCAAAGACCCTCTTCGTTTCTTCAAAGACCCAGCAACTTTCCAGCCGTCGCAAGAGCCGCCTAAGCCTGACCCGAACGAGGCGCTTATGCAGGTGCAGATGCAAGCCATCCAGGCAGACATCCAAAAGAAAGCGGCAGAGCTTGAACTGGAGCGGGAAAAGATGATGCGCGAGGACGACCGCCGCAGGGATAAGGACGAGGCCGATATCGCACTCAAGGCAGCCGAGATCAACGCCAGGTATGGCGCCCAGGTCGATACGGCGCAGATCAAGGCCAATTCAGACCGCGACCGAGAATTGGTCAAGCAACTGACTGCGCAGAGGCCAAATGGCATTTAGACAGCAGGAACTAATCAACATCCAAAGGATGGCCGACGACCCAGATTTCAAGCAATTAATTGAACATCTACGGCTCGATTTTTTCGGGCAGTGGTGCAAGGAACGCAAACCCGATGCACGGGAGCGCTTGTGGCTGCAACAGGAAGTCTTAGACGGAATCGTCACGCAAATGCGTGCCGCCGCCGATCAACTGGCTTTTGAAAAACATAGGAACGGTTAGATGGATGATAGAATGGAAGGACGCGAACCCCAAGATATAGGGGCCACCTCAGTAGGTGGAGCGCAAGCAATTATCGCAGACATGCTTGGTTCCGAAGAGGATAAAACCGATCAGGTAAGCGAGACAGTTGACGAGTCCCTAGAGGGCGAGGTGTTTGACGACGCCGAGTACGAAGAGGCCGACGAGGCACTCGACTCGGATGATGATCAAGACATCGATCTGGATGACGATGAATACGAGCCAGATGAGGAAGTCGAATCGGCTGACAAATTCACGGTCAAAGTGGCCGGCGAAGAGTTGGAGGTTGATTTAGATGAACTCAAAAACGGCTACTCGCGACAGGCAGATTATACAAAGAAAGCACAAGCGTTAGCCGAAGAGCGAAAAGCCTTCACGCAAGATCGCGACGCAGTAGTGCTTGAGCGACAGCAATACGCACAACTTCTTGGTGCATTGCAGCAACAACTAGCAACAGACCAACAGCAGCAGCCGGATTTCGATGCTATGTATGAGCAAGATCCTATTGAGGCTGCCAGGTTAGAGCGGAATTGGACTAAACAGCAGCAAGCCAAGCAGCAAAAGATGCAGGCCATTGCCCTGGAGCAACAGCGAGTTAGAGAAGCTAACGCCCAGGAACAACAGCAGCAAATGCGCGGGCTTATTGAGCAGGAAGTCCAGCGGTTGCCCGAAGTCATCCCAGAGTGGAAAGACGAGAAAAGGGCATCCAAAGAGCGGGATGAGTTGCGCGCCTATCTGGGCGAGCAAGGCGTTAACGAGGAGGAGATGAATGCTCTCGTTCGCGCTAATCATATCGCCGTGCTGCGCAAAGCCATGCTTTACGACAAAGGTCGTCGCAGGGTGAAAAGCGCAGAGAAAGAGGGTCGTAAGACCCGCTCCGCTAAGCCAGGGTCAAGGGCAGCACAACAGCCCGCTAGTAAACGCAAAACCAAAGTCGCCTATCAACGTCTTGCAAAGAGTGGCAAACGCGACGACGCAGCTGCCTTACTTGAATCTCTTTTATAGGAACTCACAATGTCCATTATCGCAAACACTTTTACTAAGTATGACAGTGTAGGTATTCGGGAAGATCTTTCTAACATTATCTACAACATTGACCCGACCGACCGTCCCTTCATGTCAAACATGACAAAAAGCCGCAAAGTAACTAACACGTTCTTTGAGTGGCAAACTCAGTCGTTAAGCAGTGCGTCCAGTAACCATCATATTGATGGCGACGATATTTCATCGTTCACGGCAGTTACGCCAACCGTTAGGCTTGGGAATTATACGAATATTTCCCGCAAGGACTTCATCATCGCTGACAACTTAAATGGTGCGATTGATGCCGCTGGTCGTCGCGCCGAGGTTGCGTACCAGCTGAGCCTGAAAGGCAAAGAGCTTGCTAATGACCAAGAGCATAACCTCTGTGGTCTGAATCATGCAGCCGTTGCCGGTAACAACACCACCGCCCGTAAAACAGCTACGTTGTCTGCGTTTTTGCGCACCAACACCAGCCGTGGAACTGGCGGCGCAAACCCGACTGTTAGCTCTGGCGTTGTAAACGCCGCAGCAACTGACGGAACGCAGCGACCCATGACCGAGCCAATGCTAAAGGCAGTTCTGCAGGGAACTTGGACAAACGGCGGCTCGCCAAAGTTTGTCATGGTAGGCCCGCACGTTAAGACTGTAATTTCCGGCTTTGCAGGTATTGCGGCTCAGCGTTACATGGCGCCTTCAGATGGCCCAACAACTATAATCGGTGCCGCCGATGTATATCTGTCAGACTGGGGTTCAGTTTCTATTGTTCCATCCAGATTGTCGCGCGCCCGCGACGCATACGTCATTGATCCCGACTTGGTTGAGGTTGCAACTTTGCGACCAATGCAATCAGAAGAGTTGGCGAAAACTGGCGACGCTTCTAAGTACCTCATGCTCTGCGAATACGGGCTGCAGGTTTCTTCTGAAGATGGCCTTGGCGTGGTGGCAGACCTTTCCACTAGCTAACGAGAACTTATATGAATAAACGCCGCTTTTCGTCTGACCCAACGCTGGGTACTAAGACTGACTTTATTTTTGAGGCCGGTAACACTGCCAAAGATGACAAGATCACTCTTGCGACATCGCAAGACGTGACCCACATCGTCGAGGCAAACAAGCGATCTCGGAATGAAGTTGACCGCCACCAGAAACATGGCGAGTGGTCAAAAGTGGCGTCTATCCCATTGACTGTTCTCTACGACTTGAAGCGGCGGGGAATCGCCGACGATCCCGCCGCATTCAAGCGTTGGCTCAACGATCCAGACAACCGTGCGTTTAGAACGCGCGAAGCGAAGATATAGTGGCCGTTGGCACATATTCGGAACTTCAAGCGGCCGTAGCCGATTGGCTAAACCGCGACGATCTAACGAGCGCCATTAAAGATTTTATTGCGCTGGCAGAGGCTGAGTTGACCAGGACTCTGCG